AGGGGAGACTACTGACATCGAGTCCAACAGCGAGCATCCGGTCATACATCATCGTCATCAAACCTTGCTGAAAAAACATATTCAGCGTAGGCTCAACGGCGATAAACCGGCGTGCCTCGTCATTTTTCTCTACTGTTGTCGACTTGGAGCCCTCCACAACGTTATAAACCATCTCATTCAGAGATGATCCATATCTTGGCCTATTGAGAGCCAAAATCTGTTCCTTTTCCTCAGGGAATAGAGACAAATAACGTTCAAAGAGAGACTTCACCCTGGGGGTACATGTCAAAGGAAAGGAGAATTTACTTTCCGCAGATGTATCCGCGTAAGTAACACCAATGGTGGTGCCCTGCGAATTTTTGCAGGCAAGGAACCACTCTTCCTCAGTAAAATCAGTCAGAACGTGGCGCATAAGCGCTCGGGCACGCACTAAGATTTTGTCTATAGTGCGCGGCTGGCGAGAGATATGAATCGTAGGATCAGGAAAACGACAAAATGCGTTCACCTTCTCCATCCGATCATTAACCTTTCTAAACTTTTCAAAGGCTAATGTCTCAAGCACGTCTGATGATACCATCGGGGATGAGTACTTTTTAAGGAACTCACCACGCATCCGGTTTAATCCGGACACGGTAGCAGGGTGTGCTAGTGCTATATACTCCTGTGAAACACTGCAATCCAAATATACGGCCTGACTAACTAAAGTCTTAATGTAGTCAGGATCGAAAGAGCAAGGCGCTCCATTCGTCACTGATGCTTTCTTCTTGGTCATACGAAATAGCTCCTATATGGCAAAAATCGGTCTTACTTCATATCGCTGTACTTGTAAACATCCCACATATCTTGCGGTCTCAGATACATCATATTTCTATCGATGCACTGATAGGCATTGTTTATATAGAATAAGCCAGCGATTATAGCGACGAGTACAATGGACCAATACATGGTACAAGACTCACGCTAGGCTGCCTGAATTATAAAAATCATTCAGAGCAGTTATGTAAGTAAGTTGAGCGAGTTTCATTCTCAGTTCCAGAACATCAGCAGCCGGGGTTTACCGGGAAAAGCTGAGTTCATTGCGCGCGGTATTAAACGATACTGCAGCATTTGCGTTTACAAACGGTACAGTAATAGCAATATTACGCCGGTTCTGTGTAAACCCACTTGGAGACCCTGGACTGGCAGAGGCAAGCTTAGTTGTAAATGTTATCAACGTTTGCTCATCAAAGGCAGCACTATCGTCCAACAGCATTTTCTTTACGCTGGCGGTAGAATAGAGTTGCAATAGCCCAGTGGAAGTTCCACCTGTGGCAGCGAGTGACGTAGGTACGACCGCAATTGTAGCGGCTTCAATAGTCATGTTACATTCCTATGGTAACGGCAAGGACGCCGGTAAAAGTTAGCGTATACGTAAATTCGCAACAATCAACGTACAGAGGTCAACTATTTTAGTGGCATCTGATACGAGCCCCTTCACATCAAGCGAAGGAACGGCATCAGAGTACGATGGTGCCCAGGGGTATCGGACGTAAATGAACGCAGTGTTCTTTACTTCCTTTCCTGAACCAGTTGCGGAATATTTGTCTCGGCGGAATTGCGATACACGATGGGTTGATTCCCACTCAGTACGCGACACAACCGAAGCAGATAAAATCTTAATTGAGGGATCAAGAAGGTTGGTAAACGCGCTCACAGAGCGACTAATGTCTACAACCCTATCTACCATAAATGAATACGGCATGACGGCCCAGACTGTGGCTGGAACATCCTTGAATCTCAAGCCTGCTCTCCATTGAATGTTGTTTACTGGATTAGTCATCTCATATAAAATGGATGCATGCCACTTTCTAGTGGCACTTTTTGTCCAGACAACATCAAAACCCGTCGGGCTGGAACCAATTTCGGTACCAGATCCTGACGCGTCATCGGAGTCGAAGCCCCGCGCATTCCTGCGCTTTGGGGGAACTCTGTCTTTAGTCGTTGCGAGTTGTATCACATCATGCGCACTGCGCAGGAGAGGAGACAACGCGAAACGGTAGGACAACCAAACACTGGCAACAGCCTGTGCTAAAGTTAGTCCTGATTTGCCACGCATTTTTTGTTGCACGGCTCTTTTAAAGGCAGAGGTTAGATCAACTAACGAAGTGATTGGATTCCTTAAAAATCTCAAGGTCTCCCTTAACTCGTAAGCGTCTTCTCCGAAGGCATACGGTGTACTATCTATATTTGCGATAGCAGCAAGTTTTGCGTTTGCCTCAGCATTTGGGTTGTTAAACCCAGAGGTTACCACGTACGAAGGTTCATCAATGCCAGCATAAAAACTGGTGATGGGGCCGTCGTATTGGAACCAAAATGAAGAGGTATTGTAATCAAAACGCACAGAGCCTGCAGCCTCCGTTAAAACGGAGGTTACCGTGTACTTACATGGGTTATTTATGATCTCACCACGAGCAATACGCTCACGGTAGTCACTGACAACAACATCGCGCATAAACTTTACATTTTGTAAAAATGTCCGACTTGTGGCAACATATTCTGTGCCAGTAGAGTCAGAGTAGTTTACGTCGAGGGTGGTTTCACCACCAATGGATTCGCGTTCGCGAACTTCACTTGTCATTAGTCAAACCTCATGATTGTAGTTAAGATCCCGATAGCACGCTTAGCTG